TTTTTTTTCAGACTCAGAATTTAGGCACAAAAAAAGGGGCTTTCGCCCCTCCTTCGTTACGCTACCTTGTCCAGTATCGCTTCGTTCACTCCGCCGTTCTTGATTGCCTTTAGCGCGTCCTCGATGTTCTTCATCGTGTAGGATTCTTCCAAGGCTTTCTCGATTAGCTTTGCTAGCTTCTCTTCGAGTATCCATGCTTTAGGGTCTTGCTCATCCTGCAATGCTTGGCGACATGCTTTCGCGTATCCTGCAATGTCGCTTGCATCAGCGGCCATTGATACGGCCATGTCCTTACAAGCTTTCGCCGTCCAGAATGCTTTGTCCTCTTGTCCCTTGCGTTCGCCGATTGAGAACTCAAGGATGCATTTCCGATTAGACTTTAGAACCTTAACCGATTCTTTCTTCATGCCGCCGGCAATAACTGCTGACTCAAAAGCTTTAAGATATTCAGCGATTGATTCTTTGGTCAGGTTAACGTCGTTAACTAGGTTCTTCATGTTCTCAACATGAGATGTTAGCTTCTCTTGCGTTACAAGTGTCGCTTCAATATCAGCGTTCAGATACTTGTCGAATGCTTTAGTTGTCATGGGTGAAACCTCCTCTTTGTTGTTCATCCATATGTACATAATACTCTTATCCACGCCCTTTGCAAGTGGTTTCAGTAATTAATTTCATAGGTTAACGACGTTAACCATGGGTGTCTTTTCATAGTGTGGGAGTCATTAGAGGGTACTACTCAGACACTCACACTCTGCAATTATCGTGCCAACTTTGAAGACAAGCAAGTTCTATGCCAACTTTTTCCATGCAACAAGCGTGCCAACTCACAAGGGGGCGGGGGCGGCACAGGTCTCATCGCGTATATAGAGTACCTACTCAGATACAAAAAAGAGTGAAATTAGAAACTAAATAAGAATGATTTGCATTTGCGTAAAAGACTATAAGTATTCTGATATTAATAGTAAAAATCAATCGCGCACTGCGGAGAACAGACACCTGAAACCCGCTGAAGAAAGGGAATATGCACTGATGATTAAATAATGCTTGACAAATCCTAAAAAGTATGGTATAATCTACGTCATTAAAGTAACGCAAGAGACAATATTAAAACCATTTGTAAATAATATCAAACTCTTGAGTTAATATGCAAGAGGAATATTATACATAAGTAATATATCTCTTGCAATCCTTGTTGCGTAAACTACATAGAGTACAGAATGACTGATAATACTCAACCTAAAAAGCGAGGGCGTCCCAAGAAGACTCTTGTTGAGGCAAAGAAGCCCGGCAATAGAGGTGTTCGCGGTAGACCTCCCGGAGATGCGGCGGCAATCAATGAGTTCAAAGCTCGATTGTTAGCCAGTCCTAGATCACAAAAGGTTCTGGACAGTATCATGAGTGCCGCATTAGATGATGAACATAAGAATCAAGCGGCGGCATGGAAGTTATTAATGGATCGTATGCTACCTGTGTCTTATTTTGAAAAGGATAAGAATAATACTGGACGTTCTGCAGTCTCTATTACTATTACAGGTGTAGGTGGAGAGACTGTAATCACAAATGATGAGGATATAATTGATGTTACCCCTGAATCTGATTGAACGGATCAAAGAAGATCTCGTTAAGCATGAAGGATATGTAACAGAAATCTACCTGTGTTCAGAAGGGTATCCTACATTTGGTATTGGTCACATGGTCACTGAAGAAGACATGGAATATACGTGGCCTGTAGGCACACCAGTGACTGATGAACGTATCCTCCAAGTATTTCATGACGATTGTAATGCCGCGTGTACTGATGCCAGTGCATTGTTTCTAAACTTTAGCTCACATCCTGAGAATGTACAACGTGTGTTGGTTAACATGGCGTTTAATCTAGGACGTTCACGCTTAGGTAAGTTTAAGAATATGATTACTGCTGTCAACGAGGGGAATTACTCAAAGGCTGCAGATGAGATGGTAGATTCAAAGTGGTATCGTCAGGTCAAACGCCGTGGCGAAGAACTTGTAGAGATTATGCGTGGAGCTTAATGTTGAGTTGCTTCCTTGGCAACAGGAAGTCTTTAACGATCCAACACGATTCAAGATTGTAGCGGCAGGTCGGCGTACTGGTAAGTCTCGTCTAGCCGCATGGCAGTTGATTATCTATGGATTGCAAACAAACCGTGGTCATGTGTTTTATGTTGCACCGACTCAGGGGCAGGCTCGTGACATTATGTGGTCTACTCTGCTAGAGTTAGCGCATCCTGTTATTAAAACATCCCATATTAACAACTTGCAAATCACTCTCATTAACGGTTGCACTATCTCACTAAAGGGTGCTGATAGACCAGAGACAATGCGTGGTGTATCCCTGAAGTTCCTTGTCATGGACGAATATGCGGATATGAAGCCTAGTGTGTGGGAACAGATTCTACGTCCTGCGCTTGCTGACCAGAAGGGTGAAGCCATGTTTATTGGTACACCGATGGGGCGTAACCACTTCTATGAACTGTATCACTATGCAGAGTTAGGAGATGATGATAGCTACAAGGCGTGGCACTTTACATCATACGATAACCCACTACTAGACCCTGAAGAGATTGACACAGCCAAGAAGTCAATGTCTAGTTATGCATTCCGTCAAGAGTTTCTTGCCTCGTTTGAAGCATCAGGCAGTGAAATATTCAAAGAGAACTGGGTGCAGTTTGATGACGAAGAGCCTGAGCATGGGGACTACTACATTGCTGTTGACCTTGCAGGTTTTGCAGATGTTGAATCAGCTACCAAGTCTAAGAATAAAAAACTTGACCAAACAGCGATTGCAATTGTCAAAGCAAATGAGGACGGATGGTGGGTAGCGGATATTGTACATGGACGATGGGATATCAAGAAGACCGCCAAGAAGATATTCGATGCTGTAGAACATTATCAACCAGTTGCGGTTGGCATCGAAAAAGGGGCATTGAAGAATGCGGTACTTCCTTACCTCACGGACATCATGAAATCCTCTCAGAGATTCTTTCGGGTGGAGGAACTTACGCATGGCAACAAGAAAAAAACTGATCGTGTTGTATGGGCATTACAGGGACGCTTTGAACACGGGCAGATAACATTAAACAAAGGTGACTGGACTGCTAACTTTCTTGATGAGTTGTTTCAGTTTCCTAATGCATTAGTACACGATGATTTGGTAGATGCACTTGCGTACATTGACCAGTTAGCTAAGGTTTCGTATCACTATGATTACGAAGAAGACGACTTTGAAATACTTGATCCAGTAGCAGGATATTAATATGACTTACGAAGATGAAATCTCAATTGACAGCACGCTTGAAGGTTGGGTCATTGGTAAATGTAATCAATGGCGTGATCACTTTGAATCAAACTACTCTGAACGATTTGATGAATACTATCGTTTATGGCGTGGTATATGGGCTGAAGAAGACTCAATGCGTAAGTCAGAACGCTCGCGTCTTATTTCCCCTGCATTACAACAAGCCGTTGAGTCTAGTGTAGCAGAAGTCGAAGAGGCTACCTTTGGTCGTGGTAAGTGGTTCGATATTAAGGATGACGTTGCTGACCAACAACCTCAAGACATTCAGGCGTTGCGTAACCAACTAGAAGAAGACATGAAGTTTGTTTCTGCACGCAAAGCTATTGCTGAGTGTTTGATTAACTCTGCTGTCTTTGGTACAGGCATCGGTGAGATTGTCTTAGATGAAGTTAAAGAACTGACTCCTGCAACTCAACCTATCATGGGCGGGGAAATGCAAGCTGTTGGTGTTATGGAAAAGCCACGTACTGTTTGTAAACTACGTCCTGTACTTCCCCAAAACTTTTTGATTGATCCTGTTGCTACAAGTATTGAAGAAGCCTTGGGCGTAGCCATTGATGAGTTTGTTCCTAGGCACCAAGTAGAGATTGCTCAACAACAAGGCATCTATCGTGATGTTGATATTGGATCTCCTGCAACTGACGTTGACCTTGAGCCAGATCAAGACATTACTATTTATGAAGATGACAAGGTTCGTTTAACTAAATACTATGGACTTGTCCCTGCTGATTTACTGTACAAAGAAGTGTATGGCGAAGACGTAGACGAAATTCCAGAAGCAGAGGAACTGTATGTTGAGGCAATTGTTGTTATTGCTAATGGGGGTGTGCTATTAAAAGCTGAAGAAAATCCATACATGATGGCAGACCGCCCTGTCGTTGCATTTCCTTGGGATGTTGTACCCGGTCGTTTTTGGGGACGTGGTGTTTGCGAAAAAGGCTACAACGCACAGAAAGCCCTTGACACAGAACTACGCGCACGTATTGATGCCTTAGCATTGACTGTGCATCCAATGATGGCTGTAGACGCTTCTAGGCTCCCTCGTGGTGCTAAACTAGAAGTACGTCCGGGCAAAGCAATCTTGACTAATGGTAATCCTGCTGAGATTCTACAGCCGTTTAACTTTGGTCAGCTTGATCCTACAACATTTAACCAAGCCGCTAGCTTGCAACAAATGGTTCAAATGGCTACAGGTGCTATTGATGCCGCAGGGATTCCTGGGTCT